ATGTACGAATTAAAAGAGAAATCTTATCCAATGCAACCAAGAGAGCGTTTAGAACTTTTAGGTGAAGAGTATTTGTCTGATGTTGAGTTACTTGCAATATTATTGCGGACGGGTCGAAAAAAATACTCATCATTGAATTTAGCTTTAGAACTTTTGCAACATTTTGGGACATTGGATAATTTTCGCAAAGCATCTATAAGTGAACTCAAGGAGATTTCGGGTATTGGGCAAACAAAAGCTATTGAATTGCGAGCAATGATTGAACTTGGAAAAAGAATACAAACGACAACCAGAAAACGTTATGGTCAAGTTTTAAGTTCAAAAGAATATGGCATGAGTCTTGCTTTTGAAATGCAAAATTTTGAGCAAGAACATCTTACCGCGACTTATTTAGATGGACAAAATCAGATTATTGAGAAGAAAACTATTTTTATCGGAGCAGTTAATCATGCAACTGCTAGTCCTCGAGAGATCCTTTATCATGCAGTAAAAAATCTCTCGGTTGGTTTATTAGTCGCACATAATCACCCCTCGGGCAATTTACAACCCAGTCAAGCAGATAAAATTTTTACAAAAAAAATAAAAAATGCTTGTGATAATATAGGAATTAATTTTATTGATCATATTATTGTGGGAGCGGGGAATTATTATAGTTTTCGGGAGAGAGATAGCAACTTATTTTAGTTGATTAGTCTTAACTTCCAAAATATAATAAATGATTAACTCGATTGAAGATATGCTGGAATTAGTACTAAATAATAAACTAAAAATTTGTGAAAAAATTAAAATGATGATGGCTTGAAAATAAAATACCTAAGCACACGAAGGCCTAGGTATCATTAATAGTTTTGATAAAATTTTGCTTGTCTTTTATTCTTCTTGAGCTCCCATGAAGAACTACATAGTAAAGGATATATATGCTTTAGATAATGGGTTTATTCTTAGTTTTTAATGATTTGTTGTATTTTTGTTGTAAGAAAATTATAACTCCAATAGCAGCTCAATTATTTTATCCTTATCTTTATTTTCTAGCTCTTTTATAATATGGATATAGGTTTGCTGTGTGATAGCCACACTTGCGTGTCCTAAGCGTTTTGAAACAGTCATGATATCAACTCCGTGATAGAGGAGAACAGAAGCATGAGTATGCCTTAAACCGTGTACAGTAAGTGGAGTAGAAATATTTAGTTTTTTCAATGCATGATCTAATGTATTTTGCAAAGCTGAGAGAGTTATTATTTTTCTATAAGGATGATAACAAACAAAGTCATGTACCGGTTTTATACCCAAACTTTCAAATAATATTTTTTGCTGTTCTCTAAAATCTTTTAGCAATTGCATACTTTCATCATCTATAACAATATCTCTTATTCCAGCATCTGTTTTGGGCTTTTTGAAACCACCGACTTTGTTTCTGTAATTCCAAGTTCTGTGGCACTTAATGACATTATTATCAAACTTAATATCATCCCATACTAATCCAAAAGCTTCACTGGCTCTCATTCCAGTAATTGAAATTATAAACAGCATAGTGGGAGATGAATAGTTTGGATTAAGCCTATTTCTGAAATAATCAACTAATTGCTTGTATTCATCAAAATTTACAAACTTGTCTTGCTCGGCTTTATCATTTCCATTACCTTTAACTACTGCACGAGTGGTAAAATCTTTTTGCAGTCGTCCCTCTTCAATGAGTGGTTGAATAGATGCTCTAACTCTAGTATGAAACCCTTTTGTAGATGCTTTGGCGTGTGTTTCAGCAAATTTATTTAGCGCTCTTTGATAAGAAGATGCTGTTATTTCAGAAATTAAGACATTTGGCATATAGGTTTTTAAATATTTTAACGTTTGCTCATAACCTTTATAAGTCATTTCATCAATTGCATTTTTCTTATAAAGTTCCATCCAGTCTTTAAAATATTCGGAAATTTCTTGCTTAATGGGGTCAACAATAAATCCTTTTTTTAGTTTGCTTTCAATATCCATTGCTTCAGCTTGTGCATCGGACTTTGTAGAAAACCCCCCCTTTGTTAGACGAGGAAGTCCTTGTTTTGTTCTTGATATTGAATACTGCCAAGTTTTTCCACGTTTTTGATATGTAGCCATATTTGATTTTCACTCCATTTCTATGATAAAATGAGTACAGTAAAAGACCTTCGTTTGAAGTGTTTATACTGCATTTGATATTTAAATCCACCCTGGTCCGTCCAAAGATAGGGTGGATTTTTTATTGTGCACTAGATGAAGTTTGGGATGTGCGCTCTTCATAAGTAGGAGCCTCACTTAATTCCGGTATATAGATTTCATAATCTGTATTAACACTTGCTTTTTGGTATCCCTTTGAATCTGCTTCTTTTTTCGTCATGTAAATATAAATGCTAGGGAGTTCTAAACCAGCTTTAATTTCAGAATAATACTGTCCAGTAGTAGAATTCACTAAAACATATCCTTCTGAAACCATGTGTTGAACAGAATGGCTTGAATTTTCGTCATCCTTTGTTTGATGTATTGATGATGAACTTGGTGGAGAAGTTGTTGACGAAGTTGTAGAAGAAGCGGATATTTGTTTTTCAGGGGACATAGTCTGTTGCATAATTTGAACTAATTGACGGTGGTGTTGAGTCAGAAGAAGCGGACGTAGTTTCTGAAGTGGAAATAGGGTTATAGGCACTGCTTTTTGAAGCTACTATTTCATTCTTTTCAGTTGTAGAATGTTTTATTTTTGAAGTAGATGATGAAGAAGTAGATTTTTTGATTTTTTTAGAACTATACATAATTTTATCGTTATTAAACTTCTTTGTAGCTGTAGAATGAATACTATTGCTTAAATAAATACCAACTGATATTAAAAGCATTACTCCAATAACGATTCCCCAAAACCAAAATGTTTTAAATATTGGTAATTTCCTTTTCATGTGTTTTCTCCTATTATTTCTTAAACAAATTCCAAAAAGAGAAGGATGTTTTTTTATAAACTTTGTTGTAAGAAGCTTTCTTAGGGTTTTTAACCCAACCCATACCCTTTTTTCCATAACCAGGAATAAGGGATTTTTTTACTTTCCGCTTATATTTTGCAGTTGTCCTAGCTTTAAGACTTTTTGTAAGACTAGGCTTTCTCATTCCAATTTTCATATTTACTCCTCTTTAAATTGCCCTTTGAGAATTAAATTTTGAGTTTATATCCAAAAGTGTACTCATAACTAATGATTCCCATTTGTGGTCAATATGACATGCATCCATTATACTATAAACGTTCCAACTTTCTGGTTCATCATCAGTACTATCTAAATAATGAGTTACTTGATATTGAACATCTTCTTTATCCCATGATTTAATTTTTGATTTTAAAACGATAATCTTAGTTAGTTTTTCTGGACTACCTGTTATTTCGATAAATCGATTTATATCTTCAACCGTTCCATCATTTTCTTCAAAAATATCCCATAAAAGAAGAATGGCTTCTTTGTCAGCGATTTTTTTCGCAAGGATTATCCCAGTCGTATTCTGAATGACGTATTAAATCTTTGTTTTTTGCATGAATATATTCGTGGCATATTTCGAAAGCAGTTGCTCGTTTTATATCTATGATCCCCCAACCATATCTATATGAGATATAAGCACTTGCACCATTCAATTTTTCATATTTAAGTTCAATATCTAAATTTTCAATTTTAACAATTATAATCTCTAGTAGTTCTTTACCTGTCATAAACTACCGTCCTCTCTTTAATTTATAATCAATCAGATAGTTTATGAGCAAATAAACGACGGATAATTTCTTTATCCTCTTCCGGAATAGGTTTGCCACCAACTGACAAAACGCTATCCCAGTCAAAATCTTTAGGTTTATTAGCCAATTCAGCTAAATCCACAGTTTGTGTTGTAGATTCATCTTCATCCAGCCCAAGAAGATAATCCACTGATACATTAAAGTATTTTGCGACATCTTTTACTTTATTAACGCCAGGATTTTTTCTTCCCCACTGTCTAATTGTGCCATTGGCAAAACCCAAATTTTCTTCAACTTGCCTAATTGATACATTTTTTTGAGAAGCAAGCTCTTTTATTTTTTCGTATAAATCCATTTATATCAACCCTTCACAGATGATACAAAAAATATTTATAGAAAAAAGATACTTATATATTGACAAAAGCGTATCTTTGGTCTATAATAGTTTTTGTAAAGAATGTTTATAAAAAGTTTAAAGAAAACCTAAATAAATACTAAATGAACAACGCCGCCAAGCAAGTTTTATAAAGTGTTTTATAGGCTCTTTAACTATGCTTTTATTGTAGTTTATTGATACTCAAATGTCAAGTGTAAGCATATATATTTTATAAACTTTCTTTAACTTTTTTATAAAAATAATGAAAGGAGAGGTTTATGGCAAAAGAAAAAATTGAAATATTTAGAAATGCTGTCAATAAATTAAAGGTTCAAAAAGGCTATACAAATAGATTTCTGGCAGAGAAAGTTGCTTCCAATGATGGTAGAAAAATACCAGATGGAAGAATGTCAAACATTCTAAATGGAAAAGAGAGTGGAAATGCAGCTTTTGAAATTTTATCAGATATTGTGTTTTTGTATGATTTAGAACTTGAAGATTAGAAAGGATCAGCACATGGAACAAGTCTTAGAAGTGAAGGCGACAATTCCAGTTATAATCCCTGACGATAAAATTTTGATTGATAAAATCGAGTACTTGGAACTTAAAAAACAAGATTTTGATGGCTGGGTTGGTATGGATGTTTTTACAGAAAAATCAAACCGTAGTATTCCAACAGTTTCCAAAGTTTTAAGAAAACCTGATTTAAGAAAAAGAATAGCAGTTGAAAACGGGGGGTGGGTCTACTACCCAAATGGTAAAGGAGATAACTGGTCGTTTAAGTTTAAAGAAATGATGGAGTTTATAAATAAAGAATTTTATCAGAAGTTTTCAGGAGGAAGTAAATAAAATGTTCGGATTTAAAACAAAAGAAGAAAGTGCTATTCTTGCTGACCATAATAACACGGTTAGAGATATTAAAGAGATGATGGCACTGATTGACCAAATGTCAACTACTATTGCAACACAAGCCCAAATGATTGATACAAGAGACAAATTGCTCGATGAAGTATATTTAAAACTTGAATCAGCTGAAACAGAATTAATTATTCGTCGAAAAAATGATGAATTTCGACAGAAAATTACAGTTGCAAAATAAAAAAGCCCGCACTGGCATGCGGACTCGGTAGAAAATTTTCTCAAAATTCTACCTCAATTGTAACAGATTGGAGGAAATATGGCTAATAATATTGAACCAAATCAAAAGCTAACACAACATGAGAGAATACTTCGTTGGTTTGATACTAACGCATCTTTAACGAGATGGGAAGCGTTAAACTTTCTTGGCATTTGGGAAGCTCCAGCAAGAATTAGTGAGCTGAAAAAACAAGGGTATGATTTCCAAACTAAACTAGAGGGCGGAATCAGTGAATCAGGTTATTCATTCTTGAGTGCTGTTTGGACATTAGAGAGATAGGTGGTTTATGAATGCTACAACTCAAGGAATATGAGTATTTTCTTAAAGATAATGAGTTAGGAAAAAATACTATTAAAAATTATCTAACCACACTTAGACAGCTAGATGATTATATTATTTCAAATGATTTTTCATTAGACAAAGAAACTTTGATTGAATTTAAGCAATACTTGAAAGATTTTCAATACAAATCTGGTAAAAATTATAAATTGAAAACGATCAATCAGAAACTTATTATTGTCAATGTTTATCTAAAGTGGTTAGAAACAGAAGGATATATTTCTGATAGATTATCAGTTAAGCTGTTGAAGAGCCAAACTAAGGAACATAGGGAATCAATAACTGAAGCTGATTATAAAAGATTGCTAAAAAATAGTACCACTGAAGAAATGCGACTTTTTATCTTAGTAATAGGTAATACAGGAATGCGAATTTCTGAGGTTTGTTCTTTTAAAGTGGAAGATCTCAATAAAAAAATAAATGTTATAGAGAATAAAGGGAAACAGAGAATTATCACAATTCCTCAATTTCTAAAAAAACAATTAAAGTCATACGTTAAAAAGGCAAACATTGAAGACATAATTTTCTATAAGAATCAACGAACTTATCGAATGAATTTGAAAAAAATTGCTGGTATCGCAAAAGTGAATAAAGAAAAAGTATATCCTCACTCAATCAGACATTACTTTGCTAAGTCGTTCTTGATGAATGGTGGAGATGCTACTGTTTTGCAACAGTTATTAGGTCATGAGCAAATAGCAACTACCACAATTTACACGAAATTAAGTTCAAATGAACTGAGTGATCAGTTTAGCAAAATCAAAAATATATAAAAATAGGTGAAATATGAGTACCGAAAAAGAAAGTAAATTTGAAGGAGCTAATTACTATGTTGTCATCCATGCTCAAGTGCTTCATGATAATAGATTAACAACTCTAGCCAGGTTAATTTATGGGGAAATTGCTGCTTTAGCTAATATTAATGGTTTTGCCTGGATAAGCAATGGAAAAATGGCTGAAAAATATCAAGTATCAAAAGCTACGATAAGTGTTTCGATTAGTAAATTGCAAGAACTTGGGTATATAAGAAGCAAATTAGTTTATAAGGAGAATAGTAAAGAAGTTCAACAACGCAATATTTACATTAACCCCCTACATAATAATCAAGATACCCCCTTTAGAAAAAACAGCATACCCCCTTTAGAAAAATCTAAAGAGGGTATGCCGAAAAATCTAAAGGATAATAACACATCTAATAACACAATGAATAACACAAATAATAATATAGCGGATAAATCCGCTGATAGTGTTTTGGATGAACGTTTTGAAAAACTTTGGAAACTATACCCTCGAAAGGCTGGGAACAAGAAAAAAGCAAAAGCAGCCTATAAAAAAGCAGTAAAAAATGGGACAACTGACGAGACTATCAAAAATGGAATTATGAATCTCATTAATGAGAGAAGAGAATTAACTTTTATTCCACATGGTCAAACTTGGTTCTGTAATGAAAGATGGAACGATGAGCCACTCATTCCATCATCTCAACAACCTACTGAAACTAGAAATTACATTGGCTTAGAAGATTTACCGTTCTAGGAGGTCAAATGGAAAGCATTGGAGATGTCATTGGAAAATTTGTTGATATGAATAAATTTAATGCAATGACCAATAAAATTATCGCTAATCCTGATATAGAAAAATTTATATCTGAAAATGGGATGACAGACGAAGAAATAACAAAGAGTTATTCAAAATTTTATGAGTACCTCAAGGAAAAAGAAAAATTTGATAATAACGAAAAAACAGCAATGAATGGCCATGAACCTATTTTAATAATGAATTATGGTTATGCGGATGTTGTTTATCGTGAGACTGAAGAAGTGATTAAGCGCAGGAAAAAAGCTGAGTTTATCAAAAAATTGAATCGTAACAGTATTGTCAGAGATAAGACTATTAAAAAAGCATCATTTAAAAATTTCACAGCAAAAACTCAAGAAGAAGAACAGGCCCTTGCTTTTGCGAAAGAGATTGCTAAATATTATTACACTGATGGCGAAGGTAACACAGTTGTCAGTGGTCCAGCAGGTACAGGAAAAAGCCATCTGGCAATGAGTGTCTTAAAAGAATGCATTGTTCATGGAGATTTAACGGTTATCTTTGCAAGTTGGTCTGAGGTTTTACATTTAATCAAAGATAGTTTCAGTAATAAGGATAGTTTTTATACTCAAGAGTATTTTATGGATATTTTCAGAAATACAGATTTATTAGTTGTTGATGATATCGGAAGTGAAAAAATCACAGACTGGTCGATGTCTTTGCTTACTGATGTTTTGGATGCTAGGACAAAAACGATTATCACAACAAATTTAAATAGTGATGAGTTGCTCTCAAAATATCATAACCGAACCTACAGTCGAATATTTAGAGGAGTTGGTAAGAAAGCATTTAATTTTAAAAATATTAAAGATAAACGAACAAGCCAGCTCCCTTTTTAAGAGAAAGGATATCTGATGAAAAAAGATATTAAGCAAGAGGTCATTGCTGCTTTTGAAGAAGAAAATTATCCATTAAGTAATTCTTTAAAAATAAGAATGATATCTCAACTCAGTTTAATTGGGATTATTAAAAAATTGAATGAGATGACGGAATGGAAGGAATCAAAAGGAATTGCTTATGTCAAACCAGGATGTTAAAAATGAATCCCAAGTTTCATGTTATTTATGCGGAAAGTACATCAAGGAATCTGAATTAATTCCTGATGAAACTTATCCAGTATGTGATGAATGTGAAACTAGATTGGAGTTTGAATGATTAAAGAATTAAAAAAGACAACCGATATTGATGAAGCCAATCTCTTATTAAGTCAAGGGTGGGTTTTATTAGCAGAAAATTTAAATGAATTTTTACTAGGAAAAAAAGATTAGAAGAGGAAAAATGAATAAAATTGTTCAAGTTGAGTTGGTAGATGTTAGAAGTATGCATGGATTAATTTGGGCCAATACGATGCTCGAATCTGGTTGGACTTTACTTTCAGTTAATGGTCTATCTTTATTACTTGGAGCTGAAAAAGAGGTGGCTGAGAGATATGAAGATTTGCGAGATAAAAGGGCTTAAAAATTAGTAATAAATAAGCCACTTTAATAAAAATAAAATATTATCGTTTAAATCAGTATTATCAAAGGTCGACAAGAAAAAAAGTTGATTCCGATTATACTATATATTTACCAATAGGAGCAATTCCGCAGTTCTCATTAATCCTAAGCGGATAGATTGAACTAAAGCAAAGAGTTCAACTTTAAGTAAGACCATCTTGGGCGATGGTTCGTATTTAGTCAGCCTGAGCAAGCTTTCAACTGCTCACCGCATTGCGGTTTAGTTTGAAATATATATCAAAAAATATAAATAATGAGGTTCAAACATGGGATACTACGATAAACGAAACGAAGCAAGAAGAATCAGTAAACTTGCAAGCGAAACAGTATCATCTGAACAAGAACGAAAAGAATTTGAAATTAATGCAAACAACAAATTAAACCAAGAAATGCATGCAGAATTTCATAAAAGAATTGAAAAATTAGGAGGAAAGGAAAATGGCTAGAAAAGATTATATTGAAAAAATTAACCAAAATTTAGAGCATTTAACAAAAGATGAGCTTAAGGATGTAAGCATTTTGACCACCGCTCAATATGGCGTTAGGATGAAAGTTGCTGAAAAAGAGTACATTGAAAAAGAAATAGCAAATCTTACTCCCCAAATCCAACAGCAATCCCTGCCAGTCGTGCCTGAGTGTGTGGGTGAGTGGATAGAAATATTAAAAACTAAAGGCCTTAAACCACTAAAAAATCCAGAAACATACGGAGAAACTGGCTTTACAGAAGAAACACTACAAAATATTGTATTTTGGATTTCTGAACACCAAGAAGATTATATGCGTGCATGGCTAGACGGCTACACAGTCGAAAAACCGCAGCTCGAAAAACCGCAGCTGTTCTATTTGAGAGATGAGTTAACCGGACAATTCCTTGCGAAAGATAATCAGTTTAAAAATGATGATAGATACTTCTTTTGGACTGGAGCAGACCCACTTACGCATTCTATTGGCACTGCATGGAAGTTAACCTTCACCCAGCAAGAAATCGACAGCATGGAAACTGGGAGCTATGAACAGATTGAGATGGCGGAATGAAATACAAATTAATTAAGGGTAGCGACTCAGGACCTAGAACTTTTGAAAGAGAAGTATCGCAAGCTTTAGACAACGGTTGGAAATTGCAAGGCGGTGTGGCAGTGGTAGAAGTGGAGCTTGATACATACTACTATCAAGCTGTGGTAAAAGATTGAGGAAGAAAAATTAATTATAAAGAATGCAAGTGTTGCGGACGTCCGGTTATGGAGTTCCTTTTGAATAAAGATGGGCTTTGCTCAGTATGTAGACTAGATGTGCCTGTGGAGGACGGAGAATGAAAAGACAATTTAAAAAACTAGACGGAAATGCGACTATTCCAGAACGAGCGACAGAAGGCTCTGCTGGATATGACATTTCAGCAAGTGAAACAGTTACGATTCAACCTGATGAAATTAAAATGGTAACAAGTGGATTAAACTTAATAAATAGAGTGTTTTAATAAAAATAAAAAAATACCTGTCAAACCTTTAGTGATAGAGGTTAACAGATATAAAGACACTTTCCGATTATATTATATATTTACTAATAATAAGGAGATTAAAAATGTTAAAAATAAATAATCAAAGCAGAGGTAGCGGAAAAACTACTAAAATTATTGAACTTATGGAGGAGGATGAATTAGCTTTGTGCTTGGTTCCGTACTATGAAATTAAACGCTCTCTATTTCCAAAAGAATTGCAAAAAAGAGTTATATCCGCAAGAAGTTTCAAAAATGTATATGAAGAACTCCAGGGTAGAAGGTACACTAAAATATATATTGATGAACTTCTATATTCTAATTTTTTTATTGCTGAATTATTCTATGAACTTGGACGTCGGTCGGATATTTCGATTATTGTTTACGGAACTGATAATAGTTAAATAATAAAAAGCCCACGGCAATGGGCTTCGGCAAGAAGTTTTCTAACTTAATTATACCACAAAAGGAGAACTTGATTAATGGCAGATAAGTTAGATTTATTATTAAAAGATTATATCACAGGTAACCTAGATAGAAAGATTCAATCTCGCATAAATTGTATCACCTTTAAAATCAAATATAAGAGTAAGCCAGATAATCTTGGAATACGAACAGCATATTCTGGTGGTTCAGAACCTGAGAATTCTCTTTTAATGAAAGAAAAGATTAATAAAGCTCTTGATGATGATGATGTTCTAAATGAATTAATCACAAACAGAGCAGCGCTTAATCTATGGTGGCCCACAGAAGATGAGGTTGCTAAGAAGGCACTCGTAATGTATCACAAGAAAAAGTGGACTTGGTCTGGTGTAGCAATGGAAATGAAAGCAGACAGGTCCACTCTGTTTAGAAGAATTGATGATTTGAAAATACGAATAGGTCATTATACTATTTGATGATGTTAAAAACCGTGCAACAATTATGCAACAAACATGCGACTTTTATGCTTGTATAGCATGCGATAATAGTATCATCAATAAATTGAGAAAAATATAAAGGAGCGATAAAATGCCGGAAACAAATATTACTGTAAATGTAAATGGAGTAGTTGGAAATGAACTTAAATTAGCAGCAGAATCATTTGCAATTAAAATATTTAATAACCCAGAAATTGGAAACGAAATCACAGGTGCTCTTGAAGCAGCGGTTCAAATATTAAGTAATTTAAACGATAATAAAAAACTAACACCAATTCAAAATTTTAACTAAAAATAGAGTCGTCATTAATGGCGGCTTTTTTCGTAACAATGAAAGGAAATGCTAATGATTTCAAAAATAAGAAAAACAATTATAGGAACAGAGTACTGGGATTCTGAAAACAAAAAAACTTTATTCGTTCCTTACGGTGAAGAGGTAAAGTTTGAAGTGGGTGAAGTCACAGCCAAAGAGGTAGAACAAGGAGAGGTAGAGGGTATTTCTTTAGATAACTTGACTATTCCTCAACTTAAAGAATATGCTGCAGGTAAAGGAATTGAGATACCTAAAGAAATTACTAAGCGGGATAATATTCTTGAATTCTTATCATGAAATATTGTGATTTCAACGGATGTCAAAATAAGATAAGCAAAGGTAAGTATTGCGTAGAACACGCTGTATCAAGAAGAGTACGCAAAAAGAAAGATATTTACCACCATGAGAACAAACCGTTCTATCGTACTGATGATTGGAAGTCACTGTCCAGTTTTGTATATGAAAGAGAAAAAGGGAAATGTCAAAGATGTGGTAAGTTTGTCTTCGGTCGTCAGGCTCATAGACATCATGTTATTCCAATAAGAAAGAACCCTTTGCTTAAGCTTGATCCAAATAATATTCGTTTGCTTTGTCCAAAATGTCATGTTATTGAAGAAAATGAAGAAGATTCAAAAAAAGTTTTTGCAAATTATTTTTCAAAATAATTTTTATAGCCCCCCTATCCAAAATAATTTTTTTATTTTCGATGGAGGATAGGGTAGATGGAGTCACAAATAAAGTTGCACAACTTTTAAAAAAAGAAAGGGGGTGTGAAATGGCAAAATTATCCAAAAAGAAAAAGCTTGAAATCCTAGATATTGCAAGGGAAGAAGAGCGAGAAAGAATCATCAATATCTTAAAAGATGATGAGCTTTTTACACCTTCAATTTGTCCATTAATTGACAACTATTTGGATGCTTTTGTGATATATAAATCCATGTTTGATGAATGGAAAGCAAAAGGTTTTCCTGCTACAAAACAGCATAAGAACAAGGCTGGAGCAATTAATGAGATGAAGCATCCTCTTGCTCAATATGTCGAAACTTGGAACGACAAAAAAAACAAAATGCTTGATGCGCTTGGATTGACTAATAAACGAAAAATTGCTCAAAAAGTGGAAGAAAACGATGGTAAAACGTCAAAAATTCAATCCATAAATGAATTACAGGCGCATCGTGATAAGTGGAGGAATTCTGGGTGATCATTGAACCTGGGATAAATTATGCTGATCTATATGCCACGATGGTAATGCGTAATAAGTCCAAGTATCCCAAGTCAATTATCAAAGCAGTGAAGCGATATCGCAAGTGGAAAAAGCGTAAAGACATTTGGTTTGAAGTTGACCGAGCAAATGAAATGCTCGATTTTGTTCAATCATTCGTTAGGCATGTCAAAGGACCGCTTGCAGGTCAATTGATGGAACTCGAACTGTGGGAAATGTTTGTTTTTTCAAATATGTATGGCTGGTATCATACTAATGAAAAAGGAAAAGATGTTCGTTTAGTTCGAGAATCTTACACACAAGTCCCTAAGAAAAATGGGAAAACGGCAATTGCAGCTGGTGCATTACTTTATGCCATGTATGGTGAAGGAGAACTTGGTGCAGATTGCTATACTGCTGCAACCGATTATGAGCAAGCTCAAAATGCTGCAGAACCCATTGCTCAAACCATTGAAAATGCTCCTGAGTTATCAAAAGATACTCAAATTTATAAAGGAGTGAATGGGACTATTAGCGGAGCATTATATCGCTATTCTATCAATGGCATTGTTTACCAAAATAAATTTAAAGTTTTAAGTAAAAATACTAAAGGACTTGAAGGAAAAAACCCATACTTTGTATTGAATGATGAGTTACATGCCCAAGAAAATATGGACATGTACGATAACTTGAAATCAGCTCAGATTTCTCGCGAACAACCAATGATGCTTAATGTTTCAACAGCAGGAAAAGGGTCATCTTCAGTGGGAATGCGGGTCTATAAGTATGCAAAACAGGTATTAGACAATGATAATGATGATTCATTATTTGTTGCTATCTGGGAACCTAACAAAAATTTTGATTGGGAAGACCGGAAAGTTTGGGAGATGGTTAATCCCAATATCGGAGTCTCAGTTACACTTGAACAATTAGAAACAGAATTTAAAAAAGCCAAACAGTCAGCCCATTCTAAGGCTGAATTTTTATCTAAACATCTTAATTTATTTGTCAATAGTGCCGATAATTTCTTTGAACAAGAACAAGTAGAACATATTTTAGTTGATGATCTCGGAGATTTAACTGGTGAGACATGTTATCTTGGACTAGATTTATCAAAGACTACTGACTTAACTTGCGTTAGCATTAACTTTCCGACATTTAATGACGAAGGAAAAGCAATATTAAAAGTCAAGCAAATGTATTTTATCCCTATTGATAACATCGAGTTTAGAGAAAAAGAGGACAATGTTCCTTATCAGGATTTGGCCGAGAAAGGATTCGTCACTTTTTGTGATGGGAAGATGATTAATCAAGACCAGGTTCTTGATTATATTATTGAATGTATGGATTTATATGATGTTCAACAATTGAATTATGACCCAGCAATGTCACAAAAAATTGATTGAAAAGTGTGAGAATCTTGGAATAGAGTGTATCGCGGTCAATCAATATCCTACAGTACTTAATGCTCCACTTGACGATGCTGAGCGTATCATTTATGAAAAGCGTTTATTTACGGATAACCCTTTGCTTGTATACTGTGCTCTTAACATAGTAGTCGTAACCAATATAAATGGGATGAAAGCTCCGTCGAAACGTCAGTCGAAAAAGAAGATTGATGGATTTGTGGCGTTTTTAGTGGCCCATAAAGAAACGATGATGTTATTAGATGATATTGATGAGGATGGAATTGATGATTTAATCAGCGATATTTATCGCTAAAGGAGGTGATGCTATGGGAGTTAGAGACATGCTTTCTAATTACCTTTACAAAAGAGCAGAAAAACGAGGTTGGGTACAAGATGCCTATAATCAATCGATTCGATTCGGTGGTGTCTTTTCGAACGATGAGAACATTTTATCTTCAAGTGATGTTTACGAGTTACTTCAAGACATCAGCAATCAGATTGCCCTTGCAGATATTATTGTAGAAGACAGTAAAGGGAATGAAATTGAAAATCATAAGGCCCTTACAACGTTGAGAAACCCTAACAATTACTTGACAGGTTTTGAATTTATCAAGTTGATGGCTAATAGCTATCTCTTAAATGGAGAAGTATATCCTGTGCTTGACGGAGATCAGATTCATTTAGCTTCGAATGTTTATACAGAACTAGATGAACGCCTTGTTGAACATTTTAAAATTGGAGGTACGGAGATTCCACCATACATGATTAGGCATATTAAAAATATAGGCTCTAATCACTTGAAGGGTGTTGGAATTTTAGATATTGGGAAAGATACCTTAAATGGTGTTATGAGCGCTGAAAAGGTTCTGACAGATAAATACTCTAAAGGAGGATTACTTGCGTTCATGCTGAAACTGGATGCGCATATCAACCCTCAAAACGCTGCTCAGTCAAAATTTATTAAGGCTATTCTTGATCAATTAGAAGGAATTGATGATTCAAGAACAATAAAAATGATTCCTTTAGGGAAAGGATACTCCATTGAGACATTGAAAAGTCCAATTGAAGATGATAAAATTCTTGCCTATCTTAATGTCTATAAAAAGGATTTAGGAAAATTCTTAGGTGTAAACGTTGAGACTTACACTGCTTTATTGAAAAGTGACCTTGAAAAAGGAATGATGTATTTACATAATAAGGCGGTCAAGCATATTATGAAAAACTTTGGAGAGCATTTGACTATTCTTTTTTTGGGAAAAAATTCGGATAAAAAAATTAAGTTCAAAATTAATATTCTTGACTTTGTACCTTATAGTACCAAAACAAATATTGGATACAACATCGTCCGTACAGGAATCACTTCTCCGGATAATGTGGCTGATATGCTTGGATTTCCTAAACAAAATACACCAGAAACTCAAGCTATTTACATTTCAAATGACTTGTCTAAAATTGGTGAGAAACAAGCTACAGATGATTCCTTGAAAGGGGGTGATGAAAATAGCAAAGAAAAAGGAAACGAGGATCTTTAATATCTCTCAACTCAGTACACGAGCTGAGGGAGAAGAAAAAGCAGTTGCAATTGAAGGTTATGCGGCTGTTTTTAATTCTAAAACTAGTATTGGTGGTTGGTTTGATGAAGTCATTGAACCTGGAGCGTTCTCAAGGTCATTATCTGATAATGGGGACATTAGAGCTTTATTCAATCATAATTGGGACAATGTACTAGGGAGAACCAAAAGCCAAACATTAGAACTTAGGGAAGATGAAAAGGGGTTAAACTTTAAGGTCGAGTTACCCGACACTTCTGTTGCTCGTGATCTAACTATCAGCATGGAACGTGGAGATATCAATCAATGTTCGTTTGGATTCTTTATTACAGACGAAGAATGGAACTATAACGTAGAACCAGCGCTTCGAACAATTAAAGAAGTTGAACTATTTGAAATTTCGATTGTGTCTATCCCGGCTTATGATGATACTGAGGCTTCGCTTGTTCGGAGCAAAGAAATTGGAAAGAGCATTGAAGCTCGTACAAAACTAATCAAACAAATTGATTCAATCTTGGAGGAAAAATAAATGAACAAAAAATTACTACTCGCATTACAAAACCGCAATAAATCACGACTTACAGAACTTCGAGGGCTTGTTGAAAATCCTGAAACTCGTGCAGAAGATTTGACTGCTATTCAAGATGAAATTGCAACAATCACAGAGGAACTTCAAAATGTTGCGGATGAACTTGCTGCTTTGGAAGATGACACCACAGATGCTGGGGATAACTCAGATTCTAGTGATACTGCAAATGATGATACTGCTCGAGACGGTGAACCAGACGAAGGAGAACCTACTGACGAAAATCGTTCGGCTACTCCAGAAGAACGTGCAGCAGTTTTAGGAGCAATCGGGAGTGCCTTGTCTACTCGTAATGCAAAATCAACTAAAACACGGGAAAAAGAAATTCGTTCAGCATTTGCAAATTTCGTTGTTGGAAATATTTCTGAATCAGAAGCACGTTCATTGGGTATTGAAACTGGAAATGGTTCAGTAACCGTTCCCGAAGTTATTGCTAGTGAAGTAATCGCTTATGCTCAAGAAGAAAATCTTCTTCGTAAATATGGAACAGTGGTTCGTACTAAAGGTGATGTAAAATATCCAGTACTTGTTAAAAAAGCAACTGCCAACGTTTCTAAAAAAGAGCGTGGAAAAACTAATGAGATTCCAGAGACGGAAATTGAATTTGATGAAATCTTACTTGATCCAGCAGAATTTGATGCACTTGCAACAGTTACTAAGAAACTTCTTGCAATGTCAGGCGCTCCAATTGAAAACATTGTTATTGACGAACTAAAGAAATCCTATGTTCGCAAAGAAACAAATTATATGTTTAATGGTAATGATTCTGGAAATGAAAACCCTGGGGCTTTGGCGAAAAAAGCTGTTGCTTTTTCACCAAGTGTTGCGGTTGACTTGAAAACTGCAGATGCTGGTCAAAAAATGTATGATGCATTAATTGAAATGAAAAATACTCCAGTTACTGAAGTGATGAAAAAAGGGCGTTGGATCATCAACCGTGCAGCGTTGACTCTTGTTGAGAAAATGAAAACTACTGACGGGTTCCCGCTTCTTCGTCCAATGACACAAGCGGAGGGAGGAATTGGAAACACGCTTGTTGGTTATCCTATGGAGTTCACAGACTCTGCTGATAATACAACTTCGTCCGATGTTCCAGTACTTTATTTTGGAGATTTCTCATCATTCCATATTCAGGATGTTATTGGAGCAATGACTATGCAGAAACTCGTTGAGAAATATTCAGGAACGAATCGAGTTGGATTTCAAATTTATAACTTACTTGATGGTCAATTGATTTATTCTCCATTTGAGCCTACGGTTTACCGTTTTGAAATCACTACACCCTAATGCACCCCAGTTGGTAACTGGGGGAGTTGAATCTGACGGTTCAGTTAAGTTGAATTGGGATGCAGTAGATGGTGCGAAGAGTTATCTCATTCATTATGCTGATGCAAATGAAACAGATCCTAAAAAAGCGAAATTTATGGGTTACACTGTAACAAATTCATGGAGTTTGGCAGCTAAGGATGTTCCAGCACACGTTGCAGGAGATAAAATTCCATTCTATGTTCAAGCATACAGTGAAGTAGCACCAAGTGGAACAACCGATGTAGAAAAAGCAGCCGCTTTACATGATGGACCATTTACGGGTTCAGCATGGAGTGAAGAATATTTGGCAACGTTTAGTTAATAGGATGGTGAATAAATGGATGATTTAGTAAAAAAGTTAAAATTACATATTCATTTTGAGGAGGGAATGGACGATTCCCTTCTTTCTTTTTATATTGATAATGCTAAAGATTATGTTACAAAAGCAACAGGGAAACAATCAGAGTACTTAATTATTATGGTTGCTGGAATAATGTGGGAATATCGAGTATCAGAGAAAGAATTAGGTGAGGCTTTAGATGCTCTTACTCCATTTTTTGTTCAGGAGGCTTTTTTAGATGAAGAAACAAACAAATAACCTAAGATGGAAAGCAAATCTTATGTCGGTTTCTAATGATAAAGTAGATGCGGACGACCGGCCAAAAGTGACTCGAAAAAAAGTTCGTGATATTTTTTATCAAGATATTGGTATAACTGCTCAAGAAAAATATTTGTCTAAGCAAGACAAAACTGAGGTTATCCGTAGAATTAAAGTGAGGTGGGACAAGAGTATTACAGAAAAAAATTCAGGTATTCAAATAGATTCAACTGATTATGATATCACTCGAATTTATACGAATGTTGATTCACGAGAAATGGAGTTGAGTTTATCATATGTCAATTAATTTAAATGAATTAAAAACTATTTTAAAATCAGTTAATCCTCATGTCTATCGTGACCAAGCTCCTAATAATACTGATTACCCTTATATTGTTTATTCCAATATATCTATTGGAAAGAAAAAAGCCTCTGGAAAATTATTTAAATTATTGCCACTCTATCAAGTTTCCTTATTTACATCGGGAACAGAGAATGATGTGATTCCATTGGAAAAAGCACTATCTGAAGTTCCACATCCAGACTTTTTTGGAGTTCAAGGAGATGAAAATGATGATACAGTTACTAATTTCTATACTCAAGTGAGGGTGGTGGAAGATAGTGAACAATAATAATGGATTTAAAGAAATAGCAGATTATACTAGTCGGTTAGCGAAAGTTGATCCAGTTGAAATAACGCTAGAATCACTTAATGAAGCTGCTGAATATTTTGTAGAAAAATTAGTACCAGTGATTCCTGAATCTTTGATGAAGAAACAGCATATGCGTGATCATATTCTAATAGAAGTTTCAGACGATAAGGTTACGGTTTCTTTTGAAGGAACTTCGTTTTATTGGAGATTTATTGAAAACGGAACTAAAAAAATTAAAGCAGTACATTTTGTTGAGGGGACTTGGCAGCAACAAAAAGCAAATATTGAGGATATTATGACTCAAAAATTATTAAAGAAATTGGAAGGTAACTAAAATGGGAACTACTGATGTGTTTTATTTTGAAGGGTTAGATGATATTCTAATCGCCATGATGACAAAAAAAGATACAGTCTCAACCACACCGCAATATGGTGAAATTGTTCGCTTACCTATTGCGACTAAATTAAAAGTAAAAGGAAATGGTTCAGAACTTGAAAAGTGGGCATCTAGTAAGATGTTCCGCCGTGTATCACGAGAAACTAAACATGAGTTAGGTTTAGATCATGTGGGAATTCCTATCGAACTAATGGACCAAATTAAAGGGTTAATCGCCAAAAATGGAGTAACATTTGGAAAAAATAATGCTCGCGAACTTCCTTATTTTGCTTTTGGGTTCATTGGTAATGTTGAAGGCGGAGGGAAAAAAGCGGTTTGGTACCCTAAAACCCAACTTTCAATTGTTGTTGATGAGGAATACGCAACAGCAGAAGAGGAAACTAAAATTGACGATGTAACAGCAAATCTTGTCGCAACAGGTCTTTTGAATAATGGAGTAATGTATTCAAGCTTTGATTCAAATAGAGATAGTGCTCTTGGGGTTTCTGTCGACAAATTTATTTCAGAACCTATTTTTGATGAAACGCAATGGGCAGAGATTGTGGCAGCTCAATCAGGTGGAACAGGAGGTGGCGAATAATGGCAAGATTAGCCGATTATGGAATTCAAGTTGAACGACTATCTAACAGGGCGACAGTTCATATTGATGGACACGATTTCCCTGTAGTCTTGTCCCATGAAGCACTTGAATATATTGGAATCGTTTATCAAGAAGATTATCAGAAATTCGAGTCAGATTTAAATGACTTCTTACAACGTTCTAAAGGAAAGTTATCTGTTGGTACAATCAAATCAAGCGATTGGAAAATTGTAAAATCATTAGTTTATGGAATGCTTGCTGCTGGAGGTTTGGAAGATTCCCCTAAAGATGTGTTTGCTTGGTTAGGTTTTAGAAATGAAACTGTTAAAGTATTTACTACGTGTATGGAAGTATTTTCAAAAAATACATTTCAGGTGGAAGACTTAAAAAAATCGAAGAAGCCACAAGACTTTCAGAAAATGAAAAGAAAAAACAATCGAAATCAAAAAAACAATCCCAAGAATTAGGTACACCTTGGGATTTTTATTTATATGTTTCGGTTACATTGCTTGGATGGGATGTTAATTTCTTTTTGAAATCAACACCTAACTTGTGGCTTAAAAGCTATATTCAATGGTTAGAAACAAACACAGAGTTTAAAGAAATAGAATCAATCACACTTGATCAATCTCCATATTGGTAGAAAGGAGCAGTAGAAATGTCAAAAAAAGAATCAGATGTTGTATTAAATTTTAAAATGGATGGTCAAGTTCAGTATGCTCAAACCATAAAAGAAATTAATCAAGTGATGAATATTGCTGCTTCTGAGTACAAAAATCAGATTTCAGCAATGGGAAGTGATGCAACTGCAACCGAAAAACTTACTGCAGCAAAGAAAAAACTTGAAATTCAATTAGAAGGTGCTGAGAAGCGCTCTCAAATGTTAAGAGAAGAATATGAACAATCAGTTAAAGAAACTGGAGCATATTCTGAGCAATCAAAAAAGCTTTACAAGCAGCTTCAAGATTCAGAGACAGGCGAAAACAAATTAAGAAATGCTCTTGATCAAACAAATGATGCTTTAAAAGAACAAGGTGATGTATCAATCGATACGGCAAAAAAATTACAAAAAATTGAAGAATCTGGTGAAAAAATAAAAGGGGTTGGTGAGAAGATGTCTATTGGAGTAACTGCTCCAATAGCTGCTGTAGGAGCCGCAGGTTTAGCAGCTTTTAGTGAGGTCGATGAGGCATTAGACACAATTATCACAAAAACAGGTGCAACAGGCGATAAAGCTGACCAATTATCTCAATCTTTTGAAAATGTTGGTTCCAACACTCACTTACCACTCCAAACTGTTGGGGAAGCCATAGGAGAAGTCAACACTCAATTTGGGTTTATGGATAAACAGCTCGAAGATTCGACAAACTATCTACTACAATATGCTGAAATAAATGATACGGATGTTTCACAATCAGCAATCTCAGCCCGTCAAGCAATTGAAGCATATGGCCTAAAATATACTGATTTAAATAGTGTCTTGGATGTGACTACAAAAACAGCTCAAGACACAGGGCAGTCGGTAGATGATTTGATACAAAAAGCTATAGATGGAGCACCACAAATCAAACAACTTGGCTTGAGTTTTGGTGAAGGTGTGACCCTGATGGGGAAATTTGAACAATCTGGTGTTGATTCAGGGGCAGCACTAAGTAGTTTATCAAAAGCAACCGCTGCATATGCTAAAGATGGTAAGACACTCAGTCAAGGTTTGGGAGAATTACAAAGCAAAATAAAAAATGCTGGTTCAGAGACCGAGGCGATTAATGCCGCAGCTGAAATTTTCGGAACAAAAGGTGGCCCACGAATGGCAGATGCTATTCGAAGAGGAGCTTTAGATTTAGGAGATTTAGCCAAAGCAGCAGATAGTAGTGGTGGGACAGTTGGAAAAACATTTGATGCAACATTAGATCCAATAGACCAAGCAAATCAAGCGATGAACAATGCCAAGTTAGCTCTTGCGGATGTTGGTGAAAGTGTACAAGTTAGTCTTTTACCGTTTTTCCAAGCAGCTATTTCCGCACTTAAATCATTTAAAACTTGGTGGGATTCACTAAGCCAAGGTACCAAAAACTGGATTATGATAATTGCAGGTGTTGCAGCAGCGGTTGGACCAGCATTAGTAATATTAGGTACCTTAATGGGTTCAATTACTAAGATATATCAAGGCGTAAAATCATTAAACACGATATTCGGTATCTTAAAGGCAACAATGGCGACTAATCCTTATGTTTTGATAATCGCTGCAATTGCATTACTCATTGCTGGATTCGTTTTAGCTTATCAGAAGGTAAAATGGTTTAGAGATGGAGTTAATGCTTTTGTTGGAGGAATCAAAGATATTTTTGTTCAAGATTTCAACTTTATTTCAGGATTTTTAGGTGGGATATTTGGAGGAATAGAAAAGAATTTCAATAATTTCTTAGAAGCTGGCAAACGTATATTTAATGGTCTTATTGATTTTGTTACAGGAGTTTTCTCAGGTAACTGGGAGAAAGCTTGGAAAGGAGTAACAGAGATATTCAGTGGTATCTTTGATGGAATTGCTGCTTTGGCAAAAGCTCCTATTAATAACATGATTGGTTTGATTAATGGTTTTATCGGAGGTTTGGATAAAATCAAAATTCCCAAATGGGTACCTGGTATTGGTGGGAAATCCTTTAGTATCGGTAAAATTCCTTATCTTGCGACAGGTGGGCATCTACTTAATGGTCAAGCTATCGTTGGTGAAGCTGGACCAGAACTGTTATCAACAAGTAATGGTAAAACTACTGTCACCCCTCTTTCAGCTGATGAAAAGAGAAAAGGGATTAGCGGTAAGCTTGATAATAATGTGACCATTGAACAACATAATCATTTTGGCCAAATTGATGCAAATAATCCAAGTGAACTCTCTCGATTAAATCGTAAGATGAAACAAGCCTCTGTTCAGGCAATTATGGGAAGAGGAGGTGTTCCAGGATGACGGATTTTTTTAATTCTGATGAGCCAAATTTTATATTTAAAGGAATTAATGCTGTGATAGATTTTGGGTGTGTTATTGAATCGGAAATTCCAGATGTTAAAGCACAACCTAATATTGAAGAAATAACAATTCTTGGTCGAAGTGGAACGCTTACTGAGTGGTACGGAGATTATGAAGCTTATGATTTACCTATTGGAGATATTTCAATTCCATATGGAAACTTAGAGGAAGTTAAAAGGTGGCTGTCAGGTAGTGGTCAACTGATTTCGCACAATGATTATGATAAATATATTGAAGCTACTCCTAAGTTTTCAAGCCCTTTGGAATTTGAAAATGAGTGGGGGATTTTTTATAAGTTTGAACTGACTTTTAGATGCCAGCCTTTCAAAAGAAAAGTTAATGAAAAAAAGCTTGTTATTAAGGAGCCTACAAGCACTTTTTTTAATCCTGGATCTGTGAATTCTTTTCCAATTATTGAAATTGCAACGAATGAAGGAGTTTTGGAAGTTAATCTAAATGGGACAATAATTAAACTTCTAAATCTATCAAAAGATTGGGTAATTATTGACTGTGAAAAAGGAGAAATTAACCAACTAAATAAAATGGTTCGCTCGATAGGCGAATGGCCAGAGATTGTCCCTGGGGAAAATGAAATTTCGTTTTCTAATAATTTTATTGAAGCAACATTATCAATGAGGAGTTCATGGTTATGATAAGAAAAATTTATCTATATGACAAAATGCCAGAAAAACTTGAAGAAAATGGGATTCCAATTATTGATTGGAAAGATTTACCTGAAATTACAAGAAGCTTAAATAACTCTTTTTCATTTTATGGTAACTATCTTTTGAATGGTAATAATGTCAAAAAAATAAAAAAAGAAAAATATATCAAAGCATTTACCGAAAATGGAACTTATCAATATTTTAGAATTAAGTCGGTTAAGAAAAATCTTAATGGAATTTCAATTACTGCTCTCCATATCGGCTATGAAGCAAATCGCAACTTTATTCCTGAAGCAAATGTGGCAAATGGGAACGGGAAACAGATTATGAATGCTCTGAAATCCAATCTTGTTTTAGATCAACATTTTCGTTATGAGTCTGATGTTGCAAGTTACCATCAATTTACCGCAAAGCAAGTGAATCCAATTGATGCCATAATTGGAAGTAATAATGGCAATCAAAACTTAGCTAGTGTATGCGATGCTGAACTTGATATGGACAATTATACCTTGACTTTGAAAGAAAGAATTGGAGAGGATAATGGCTTTAGGATTGATTTTGGTAAAAATTTGGCTTCAATCGAAGAAACGGTGGACGACTCAGCAGTAGTTAACCGTCTTTTTCTTGTAGGAGGCGTGCCCGATGATACCGATTATAATGTAGAGCAAACTCCAGTTACTTTTGGATATTTGAGCGTTTCTGGCATAACCGAAGAAAATGTGCAGATTGCAAAACGTGAAAATAGTGAGTGTAAAACAGTAGATGAGTTAAAAAAATGGGGACAAACTTTATTTGATAACGATCGCATTCATGAACCTAAAGTGACCCATGAAGTTGATATGGTAGTTTTAGAAAACACATTGGAGTATCAAAATACTTACCAAAAAATTGCCAGTTTGAGATTAGGAGATACTGCATATATCTCACTTAAAAACCTAGATATCCAAGTCCAAGAGAGAATGATTGAATATACTTGGTATCCAACCTTATCAAAATATAAATCTATAGTACTTGGGAATGACTTAGAGATGTACACTTCATCGATAGAAACTCAGGTTAATTCAGTTAAGAAAAAACTTGAAACGAGATCAGATGAACTCATTAATGCTGTAAACAATGCCACCCAATGGATAACAGGTAACAAGGGAGGTTACGTCCTTTTAGATCCGAAAGATGCACCGAGAAGAATTTTAATTATGGACAAACCGAATGCTGCAGATGCTAAAAAAGTTTGGCAATGGAATGTTGACGGACTCGGTTATTCAAGCACTGGGATTAATGGTCCCTATGGGTTAGCTATGACTCGTGATGGTTCTATTGTTGCAGATTTTATTACTGCAGGTATATTATCCGGTATCCTTGTTCAAGGTAATGTGATTAAGTCTATTGGTGATGGCTCATATTATCAATCTGTTATGTCAAACGGTAAGTTCATGATTGAGCAGTATAAAAAGACAACTAGTGTAGATTATTCTAATCAAAATTGGGAAAAAGATATTCACGGCGCAGAAATCGGAGGATTTGTTGGGACTTACAATGGTTCTAAAGCAAATGGTTCAGCTATTTTGAATTTCCCAGGTTATATATTCTCAATTAACCAATCTAATAATAGTGGTGGTTCAGTTCCTGTTTTTCAAGTTCCGGAAGATTCAACTTTTGATAAACCTAAGTTTAAATTATTTGGAGATGGAACACTTCAGGGCGATATTAATATCAAGGGTAGCCTTACTATTAATGGCGTTAAAATTGATAAAAACGGCTTATCTGGCGGAGCGCTTGAAGTTGATAGCCTTAAAGTTAACGGTAGAACTGATACTAAAGAACTTTACGTCAATGGCGTTAAGATTGATAAAAATGGGGGAAGCTCTGGCGGCGGTGATAATGGATGGAATGGTCAATACCCACCAGAAGTCACAACTGACCGTGACAAACGCTACTGGCAAATTTGGGCAATGGCGATTGGAGCTGGTTTCTCTAAACAAGCGGCGGCTGCTTTACTCGGAAATGCACAGGGTGAATCTGATGCCAATCCAACGGCTGATGAGGGCGGCGGACGTCCTGGTTTCGGTTATGGAGTTTGGCAATGGACGGATAGTTCTGGCGCTAGCTCTGGACGTGTTTATATGATTAACCTCATGACACGAGCAGGAGTGACTGACAATCCTGACACAATCACAGCCCAATTCAAGCTCTTGATGTGGCATGCACCAAATGGCCAATGGTTTGCGACAAGCTCTTATCCTTATTCTTGGACTCAATTCATGACATTGACCGATATCAATACTGCAACGCAAGCTTTTGTAGCTAACTTTGAACGTCCCTTAAACGGACACCCTGAACGTAGTACTTGGGCCCAAGAATGGTATAACAAATTTGTTAATCTTGGAATCCCAAGCGGTGGCGGAGGTTATATTGCTCCAATTTCAAGCCCTATCACCGTAACAAGTGAAATGGGTTGGAGAACTAGTCCAATCACCGGAGCGCAAGAATTTCACAATGCTATGGACTTGGTTAATGGCAATCCAACAACTCCAATCTTAGCTTCTGGCGATGGTCAAGTGGTCCAAGCTGGAAGTAATTATTATGACTGGTATGGAAATTACACGGTCATCAAGCATGTGGATGGACTTTATACAGGGTACGCACATCAAAGCAGAATCGATGTTTCTGTGGGTCAAAATGTTAAAAAGGGCCAACAAATTGGACTTATGGGAGCGACTGGTCCGGTCACTGGACCACATTTGCACTTCCAATTCATGGACCAATATTGGCCATCATCAAGCGCTCACTTTAAGAATCCAAGAGATTATATCAAATTTTAGAAAGGGTCTATTATGACAGAACATTTTATAACACTGTCCACCACGGAGCCTAACAACAATGTCGGTATTGTCAAATTAAGACATGCGGACGTGAACAGTCAAGCCATTGTTGCTCAGATTGTAGAGAACGGTCAGCCTAAAAATTTTGAGGGCTTACAACCGTTCTTTTGTTTAATGGCACAAGAAGTCACAGGTCAAGGGGTATCAGAAGAAAGTGTTGTCTCCTTTGATGCTAAAAATGGAACACTGAAATATGTTGCCAGTGATAATGCTTTGCAAATGGTGGGACGAAATGAAGCATATTTTAGCTTTAGAAAACAAGAAGGCGAGCAATGGATTGAGCAATTCTCTACTCGAACTTTCCACTATATCGTTGAGAAATCAATTTATTCCCAACCTTTCAAAGACTCTAATTACTGGTGGACCTTTAAAGAACTTTACCGAATTTTTGGTCAAAATATCGAAGATGGGAAAAAGAGTTGGGAGGGATTTGTAGAATCGAACCGTGAAATTCTTGAATCAATTGATCCAGGAGGTAAACTTTTGGAAAAAGTCGTTGACATTGAAAAAAATGTGAATGAAAAAGTTCCAACTGGTTTCAAGTTTGTTTTAGAGCACGATTCAGAATACCAACCAGAAGTTAAAGTTACTGCGTACAAGAATTCAATAGGTACTGAAACAGGTGGATTAGATACTGGACCGGTTTTTGGCGGAGAAACAATTTATAACGTTCCTATTTTATTGAGTTATGACCGACAAAAAGCTTATGTAGAAATGCCTAAATCTTATTCGCTAGCTGGAGATATTATGCTAATTGATGATGGAACTTTGTTAGTCATCAAAGATACTGAAGTTTTATGCTTTAAAATGTCCGGTGCAAAAATAACAAAAGGCTATGTTTTTGTAGCTTAAGAAATAGGAGAAATTAAATGGCTGATATAATAAAAATTATTCGTGGTATGCAAAATGGAGCAGAAACGATTGATAATAACTTTAGTAAAATGAATACTGAGATGAAACAAAAAGCTGATAAAGGAGAAATTGATGCAAAGTTATCACAAATAAGTTCTGTTCCTGAAACGTTTGCTAATTTGTCAGCGTTGCAATCTACTTATCCTAATGGGAAGACTGGGTTATTTGTTACTGCAGATACAGGTCATAAGTTTATTTGGGCTAATAACATGTGGGTAGACGCAGGTGCATACCAGTCAGCTGGTATTGATTATAATGTTGACGGAATTAGAAAATACACCCCAGGCAAAACATCAGGCGCAATTATCCCGTTTGACGGCACAGTCGTATCAGCAAACGCAGTATATTATACGGTTGATGTAACCAATGTTGATAAATTAACTTTTTTATCTGAAAGTTTTTCATTAAACTATGGATATGCATTCTATGACGCTAATGGTGTATTTATTCCTGGTTCTGGTCTTTTGGAAAAGTCTGTGGGATATGCTACGGTTGACGTTCCGGTTATGGCAACAACGTTCAAGGTCACAAGTCGACTAGAAACAAATCAATTAGTAACGCTTTACTATAACAATGCGTCAGTTGAGGTAAATAGCGATACGACAGAGTTACTTAAAACTACTGTTTACGGAAACAAGAAAAATTTAAAGTCAAGATATTACCAACATGACAATAAGCTGATTTCTACAACGACAGGTAAATACGTAAAAGTAGCTAACTCATCATCTGTATTAATTCCAGTTTATGAATTAGGTAAAGCCGTAAAAATCACAGGGAATACAACCAATTCATCTAACTACACGTTCTTAAAAACACTAACTGGGGGCGTTGGTGACACGCCAGATTATGTGACTGGTTATACTGGTACTATCCCTTTGAGTTTAGGGCAAACAAAAGTGATTAAAGTGCCGTCAACAGCTGGTTATTTGTTTGTTTCAAATACTTTTGACGATGGACAAATTAAACAAACTTATCCAAGTATAATTTCGCCATTAAAAGACACGAATATCACGCTAGCCGCTTCGAACTCATCTGATTTAGACAAATCACGTGCAGACTTTATTGGAACGGGAACTAATGATGAATTAATGTTCAATAACGCGATTACTGCGCTAGTTTATGGTGGAACAATCAAATTGCTTGACGGAGATTACTATATTGATAGTTTCCCTTATCACAACAATTCAGCTGTTTACTTTGAAAACAATGGTTATGCACGGACAATCAACTTCGAGGGATCCACTGAAAATAAAAGTTTCTTGTCGGATTATGGGGTTTCAATTCACGTGACTAAGACTGCGTTTGATAGTACAGTATCAGGTGAAGATTATAATGTGTTCATCGGTAGTGAAACAACTATCCCGATCGGGGTCTGGCAAGGTTTGCCAAACAACGTCAATTTCAAAAACTTTTATCTATTCTTCGATACATCACAAAAGCAAATGGTTGGCATTAACGGTCAATATTTTGGCTCAATGTATCTCGAACAAATTGGAGTATATTCAAAGAACTACTTCAATGACCGTTTTGATAGACACAAGCCTGTCACCCCCGCTATCAATTCAATTGGTATCATTTCAGTCAATGGTGCTAATGATGAAATGGCTAGAATTGGAATGGACACAGTCAACGTTGGCGGGCTAGGAACTGGTATCATTGTTGCTCGTGCCGAACACCTAATTATGAGAAATAGTACAGTGTCACGTTGCGTTATTGGTTATCAGTTTATTGGGAATTCAGACAAGCCGTTAACCTTAATCAACAATGCGGACGAGGGCAACACCCATTTGCCACAGTTTAAGGGTCGTGGATTAATCACATCAATTGATTTCTCCATCGAGAGGCTTGACGCTGATGCTATGCCTGATGATCCAACTGGAAATACCAACCCGTGCGCAGTTGAGCAAACACCTGGCGCATGGAAAGGATTCTTTGATTATAATATCCAAGGTTCAGCACTAGGTATTCGCAATTTTTGGTCGCCAGAAAGCGGAAAAAATATCAAGACGCGGAATATTAATTCCGACAAATTTGGAACAACAAATCCGGCAAATCCAGATTATTTGCAAGAGTTCTTCCGAACTGACTTAAACAAAAAAGTAATTTACAACGGCTCTGGTTGGTACGATGCAGCCGGAAATGTTGTGTCATAGTGAGGTGCTAAATGGAACGAATCGCAATTTTAATCGGTGAGATTGATGTTGCGAGCTATCAAGGCGACACAACGCAATACTTCAGTTCATTCAAGCAAGTGGGCGGAAGTAAACTTCTGTCATTTAATTTAGAAAATCTAAAGGCGGGCACATCATACAACGTTCAGGTTAGTCAAATAAATGGCAATGTTGAAAGCGACAAGTCAGAAAGTGTTGCTTTTAAAACAACACTAACCCAATAATAGAAATAGGAGAAGAAAATGGCTAGTATTAAAAAAGTATATCGTGCTATGCAAAATGGAGCAGAAACGATTAATGACAATTTGGAAGCAATCAACTCTGAATTAACCAGTGACGGAAATGTTGTTCATAAAACTGGTAACGAATTAATTGCTGGTAAAAAGACGTTTACTGGTGACGTTGAAGTAAATGGAAGCTTAACACTTCCAACCAAATCATGGTCTGGAGAACTCGGAGGTGGGATCACTCTTAGCTTACGGAAGAAAGGGACTACAGTTGAATATTCAATTGGTGGGGAAATATCCTCTAATATTCTTGCAAATTCAAATTTAGTAAATCTCAGTGTTCCAAATGAATTTTGTCCCAGAAATAGGTATTCCCTTGTAGGTCATATTGTTGGTGGTTGGAATGCATTTCATATTGACATTCCATCAAGTGGAGAATGTCAGTGGTTTGGTCCAGCTACGAACAGTGGTACTCCTCGTGGGACTGGTACATATCCAATAGATTAAGAAAGTAGGGAGTATGGAGGAGCAAGCATGGCGAGAAGTTCTTGAACGATTAGCTCGAATTGAAACTAAGTTGGACAACTATGAAACAGTTAGAGATAAAGCAGAACGAGCACTTTTAATAGCCCAATCAAATGCAAAACTTATAGAAAAAATGGAAGCCAATAATAAGTGGGCTTGGGGCTTTATGCTTACTCTTGCCGTAACTGTTATTGGATATTTATTCACTAAAATTAGATTCTGAAGGAGAGTAAAATGAATCAAATCAATTGGAAATTACGTTTAAAAAGCAAAGCTTTTTGGTTAGCTTTACTACCTGCTCTATTCTTGCTAATACAAGCTATAGGAGCGCCATTTGGCTATAAGTGGGACTTTGTTATTTTAAATCAACAACTTGCTGCAGTGGTTAAATGCTGCTTTTGCGCTATTAGCAATTGTTGGAGTTGTTGCTGACCCAACGACCAGTGGTCTAGGAGATAGTGATACAGTCTTAAATAAAGATAAATCAGAGGAAAACAAATGAAAAGATTAATTAAAAAGGCTGCCATTGGAATGGTAGCTTTCTTTGTTGTCGCAGCAAGTGGGCCAGTATTTGCGGCAGTCGGTGACCAAGGGGTAGACTGGTCAAAATATAACGGAACTTACGGTAATTTTGGTTATGCTCATGATAAATTTGCTTTTAGTCAAATCGGAGGAACTTATGGCGGTTCATTCGTGGACCAAGCGACTTATTCAACACAAGTTGCATCGGCAATTGCTCAAGGTAAACGAGCGCACACTTATATTTGGTATCAAGTCGGAGGTTCACAAGAAGTAGCAAAAGCAGCACTTGATCGTTATTTGCCGAAAATTCAAACGCCAAAGAATTCTATTATTGCTTTAGACTACGAAAGTGGAGCAAGTGGAGATAAACAGGCCAATACTGATGCCATTCTTTACGGAATGCGTCGAGTAAAATCGGCTGGATATACTCCAATGTATTATTCTTACAAGCCGTACACTTTGGAAAATGTCAACTATAAGCAAATCATCAAGGAATTTCCTAACTCACTTTGGATTGCGGCATATCCAAATTATGAAGTGACACCAGTTCCAAACTATAGCTTTTTCCCAAGTATGGACGGAATCTCAGTATTCCAGTTCACATCCACTTATATCGCTGGTGGACTGGATGGTAATGTTGATATGACGGGAATCACAGATAATGGATACGGAGAACAGCAAGGCCAAGAAGTTAAACCCGATACTGCTACACCGGCCATTGAAAATGGTAAAGAAGCCAATGAAGTTAAAGGAAACGATGTAGAAGTTGGAATGACGGTTAAAGTAAACTTTGGCGCTAAGAATTATGCCACAGGAGAAACAATTCCTCAATGGGTAAAAGGTCAACCACATAAAATCATCCAGAAGAATGGAGATACTGTCTTGCTTGATGGTATTATGAGCTGGTTATCCGTTCATGATGTGGAAACTATTGATGCTTCTACAAGCCAGCCAACGACACCCGCAAAAAGTTATATTGTAAAACAAGGTGATACACTTAGTGGCATTGCTTCAAATTGGGGAACCAACTGGCAAGAATTAGCACGTCAGAACAGTTTATCCAATCCTAATATGATTTACACTGGTCAGGTTATTCGATTCACAGGCAGCCAATCTGGGGCTACAGCACGAACTTACACCGTACGCTCAGGCGATAATCTTTCATCAATTGCCAGTCGCTTGGGAACAACAGTTCAAAGCTTAGTTTCAATGAATAGCATCTCAAATCCTAATTTGATTTATGCTGGTCAAGCTTTAAATTATTAA